GAATTAACGAATATAAAGATCAAGTTCGTATCTTAAAGCAAGAAGTAGCTGAGCTACAAGATGCTGGCAAGTCTAAGGACTCTGCTAATAAAAGATGCTTACAAAAATTAGAACATTCACAACAAGACTTAGATCAAGCTAATAAAAAAATTACAGAATTAGAAGATCAAATCAAACAAATAAATATGAAAGATGATTGATGAACTATGTATTGCATCTAATTATGTGTTCTGGTGTAAGCTTAACTTGCTTACCACCTTACAAATACCCTGATTTATTTGTTGATGGCTACTCATGTATGATAGCTGGAAACACAAAATCTATTCTTAAACTAGAAGAACTTGGTCATGTAAAAGTGAACGATAATAAGATTTACATAAAGTTTATGTGTACTGAAGAAAAAAAAGAAAAGGTTAATACATAATGGCAACTCCAGCATGGCAGCGTAAAGCTGGTAAATCTAAATCTGGTGGACTTAATGCTAAAGGTAGAGCTAGCTATAACAGAGCTACTGGTGGCAATCTTAAAGCACCAGTTACTACTAAACCAAGTAAATTAAAAAAAGGTAGTAAGGCAGCTAACAGACGTAAATCATTTTGTGCAAGAATGTTAGGTATGAAGAAAAGACTTACTTCTGCCAAAACAGCAAGAGATCCTAATTCAAGAATTAATAAAGCTCTTAGAAAATGGAACTGCTAAGTGGCAAAAAAATTATGGAAAAAAACTAACATCATAGTTGATGTTGGTAAGTGTAAGTATTGCTCAGGCAATATTGTTAATACAGATTCATTTGTAAGTTTTTACCCAAAAGGTCATGCACACTATGAGTGTATGAAAAAAGATGATGAACTAAGGGAAAAAACCTTAAATCAAATAACACAACAAATAGATCAACAATTAAAACAAGAAAAGGAAAAACATGGCTAAAAGAGGACTATACGCAAACATTCATGCAAAGCGTAAAAGAATTAAAGCTGGTAGCGGTGAACGAATGAGAAAAGTAGGTACTAAAGGTGCGCCAACTGCTGCTAACTTTAAGGCAGCTGCTAAGACAGCTAAGAAACCAAAAAAGAAAAAAAGAGGTAAATAATGGCAAGTAAGTTTTTAAAAAAGAATTTTAATTCTTTAAACATGACAGAAGAAGAAAAGAAAAAAGCTGTGATGAAAGCTAAATTAGATCAATCTGCAAATCAATTAAGAAAAGATATGAATACTAAATTTAAAGGATCAATTAGTGATGCAGAAGCAGAATTACTAAAAAAATCAGTACCAAGTGATATTTTAAAAATTAAAAAATTATTAGAAGAAGAAATGAAATAATAACAGAATAGGTTAGACTACTTATTTAGAAGTCTTTGTTTTAGTGTTCACTAAAGGGTTAGGGAGGGTACAGAATCATTTGCTATTGGTATAACCAATAAATTATAAAGCCGAATTGAATCGAAAGATTCTTTTCGGCTCTTTTTTTTTGCCTGGAATATAAGGTTTATTTAAACCATAAGCTAGAATCCTTATAAATTAAGCGTTATTTACCAATTGATTATGCTTGTAACATTGTTAGCGGTATAGTATAACACTATTATAACTTAATAAATATAGGAGAGAAAAATGATTAACAATTGCGTAATATGTAGAAATGACTTTGATGGTGTAGGTAATAATCCACACCCTGTAAGTTTGTATGGTCAGTGTTGTAAAAGTTGTGATGATAAAAAAGTTATTCCAGCTAGAATGTTACAACTTCATTATGAGAGAAAGTATCAATCAAAAGAACTTGCTAAGCTATTAATTGAAAATTTAATACACTTGGGATTTAAACCAGAGAAAACTATTAAACAATTAAAAAATAGTAAAACAGAAAAGTCTATTGAATTACTTAAATCTAGTAACTTATTTGACAGATTAGACTCAATTAATGAAAAAAAATATTATGGTGCTGACAATGTTTTAACTAACAGAGGGGGTGCATAATGACATTTGTTTTTAAGCACCCAAGTAAATACAAAAAAGAAAAGTTAGAAAATGAAAAAGAAAATCCAATTGTTGCAATGTTAAAAAAAGACAACTGTAAATATAGTGGCAAAAACAGATTGGAATTTGTTAAAGAGCAAATGGTAGAGTCTTATAAAAAACACTACCCAAATGTTAAGGAGAAAGAAAATGAGTCTATCAATAAGATCAGTAAGTAAGAAAGTTAATGGTAAAACAAAAAGGTTATGGCGTTGGGCATACTTTGGTGTAGATGGTAAGCCTAAATTTATAACTGGTAAAACTAAGAGTGTTGTAGAAGTTCTAGCTAAAAAGAAAGTAGATGAGATAGGTTTAGAAAAAACATCATCATCGCAAATCTTTTTATCTGAAGCTTGGCAGCAATACTACAGAAGTCTAAACCAAAGAAAGCTAGACTTTAACGATGGTAAAAATGTTAAAGCTATAAGTCAAAACACAATTGATGAGTACACTAGCCAATACCTAAATCACATTATTACTAAGCTAGGTAATATTGATTTAAGATTATTAACTGATGCTGTACTTAATGATTTTGTATCTTATCTAGTCAATAATACTAATTTAGATAATGGTACTAGAAGAAAAATCTTTAATGTACTTACTAATATTGTGCAGCACCAGGTTAATCCACCACAATCTAAATTGGCTAAAAACGTATGTAAGGACAAAGATTACATGGTTTCTGTGCAAGTAGTTAAAAGCAAAAAGAAGCCTGTAATAGACTTTAATACCTGGTCGTTAGATATGGTATCTAATCTTGTTAGCGATATAAGTAACACTCAGGTTAAATTAATCAGTGAGATCATGTTACAAACTGCTTGCAGACCAAGTGAAGCTAGAGCTTTAAATAGGAATAGTTTTAAGTTCCATTTAAACATACCTACTATTCTATTTGATAAGGCAGTTAAAAAAGGCAAGGTAGTAGGTGGCACTAAAACAGATAGTGGTGTTAGAACTCTTACTATTTCTACTAGCCTAAAAGACAGAATACAGGATTATATTAATAAGCTGCCAGTAGATCAGGATTACTTGTTTCTTAATAGTAGGGGTAAATTTATATGCGTAGAACAGCTTATAAGCCACCTGGACAAGGCTCTAGCTAAGAATAGGGTACAACTACCCATCAAAAGAAAATCGTACTTCTTTAGGCATTATACAGCTACCTACTGGGCATATACCAAAAAGCATAAGGGTAATGCTTTGGACTTGGCTAGGGATCTTGGTGATAAGGATATTAACTTTGTTAATGAGAATTACATCAAGCCATTTAAACAAAACGATAATTCTGTAGAGGATTTGGATTATCAGAACAAACACTTTAATTAGGCATACCAATATTTATCGTAGTTCTCTTTATCATAGGGAACTACTTTAAATTCAATTTTACGTTTTTTATTTTTTTCCATAAATTCAGTAGCTGCCTTTTCAGTTGCAAACAGTACATTAGTAAAGCTAGTAAATTTATCTTTAGGTTTCCAAATAACGAAGTACATAAAAAAAGGGGGAGATTTCTCTCCCCCCAATCACAACAAATAAATATAAGAGCATGAGATCAACTCTTATAGTTTCACATTTTTAATGACACTTACTTGATGTATTATCCCCAAACTCTTTTAAAGAGGGAGCTATTGGGTTATTAGTGAGAGAAGTGTCTTGCCTCAATAATTCGGTTGCTTCATGTAGAAAGTAAGCCAGTGGTTTTTTAAAAAAAGCACAAATCATAAGCAGCTTATCTATGCCAACTGAATTTTTACCTTTCTCATATTTTTGAATCTGTTGAAACGTTACGCCAATATTTTTAGCTAATTTAGATTGTGTGCATAATTTTTTAATTGGTTTCTTCCAAACCTTTTTAGTTTCTTTGTCAAAGTGATCTATTAATATTTCATAGTTTAATCTTGCTTCTTTAATTTTTGCACCAATACATTTATCAATTGATATTTGAAAATTTGTTTTATTATTATTGTTTGCCATCTTTCTCTCCTTAATTTGTGCAGACTCCTAGCCTATAGTTTTTTACAACTTTTAAGTACATTAGTTATTAAGGCGAATACATAAACTTGGCATCCTCATTTTCTACCAAGCATATCTGCCTAAAAGTCTTAACATATTTTTTGAACGCTACGCTTGAATGAACACACTGTCTTGCTTTGCCAGACTTAGCTGGTTTCATAATTTCAGCATGATACTTTTCAAGTTTTTGGTAACGTCTTGTAAGACTATTACTTTTACTTAAAGCCATCCTTAGACTCCTCATCTTTGGTTAATTTAATTCTTGATTTATCAAATTTTAAATCAAGAACAGTAACCTTAGCATTATCGCTAGGGTTATTTGATTTTGCAGCTAACTCTGCATTGTCAAATTCTTCATCAACTCTAAAGTTTGCTTCATAAAAACTTTCTTTTAAAACTTTAGTCATTTTCTGAACTCCATTGTTGAGTAACTTTTATTAACTTTTAATGTTGGTATTAATTTTGATTGTTTATCTGATAAGCTAATATTTCTATGTGCTTGATTGCTTTTGCTTATTAAATTTAATTTACGAAACTCTGCAATCAAAGCACCAGCTCTTGCTCTAGTAAATTGAAATTTTTCACCAATCTCTTTATAGGTTGGAGCATAGTCATAAGTTTCTATAAAGTGCTTAATAAAGTTCAGCACATCCTTTTTTATTTGGCTAAGGTAGATATGACCATTGCCATTAGTTCTAATTTTCATTTCTTATCCTCAAATAAATTGGTTACATTTGTTGTAGTGCTTCGTAAGTCATTGCCATCTGTTGCAAGACTCTTTAAATAATTAACTAACTTTTGGTTAAACCAATTAGATTTTTCTAAATCCATAATTGCTTTCTCTAGTGTTTGCCCTCCTTTAGCACCAAACCTAGATAAGTATTTCATTGCTGATCCTCTCAAAAAGCCGATGTTTTCTTCTGGAGTCATTTGACTCATGATAGCATCGCAAGTTTGTATTGCTTTTTGATAGTGGGGAGGGTTTTTACTTTCCATGTTAATCTTTCTTTATTGGATCGTTTAACTTAATTGATATGTCAGGTTGCCCAGCTTTTGCTGGATCAGTACCTTTTTCAGTATTAAGCCAAGCCGAAGCATTTTTCTTAACACCATTTAAAGTTACGTTACCAGTGTAGTGTGGATATTTTTTACCTGGCTCATCTTTTGGAGTTGCTTGTCTTTTCCATAACGCACCAGAATTATCATAATTATTATCTGCCATTTGTACCTCTTGTTTGTATTTGTGATTTTAGTTTGTTGTATTCTGTATCAACTCTTAACTGTTCAATTGGATCAGTTGCTATTAAATGAATCTCATCTTTATATTTTTCTTTAATAGGAGTTAAATTTTTTTCAAAGTAGTGTGATGACTTTGAATGTTGAGCTGCTGTTTTCATTTGGTCAATCCAATCATTAGCTAACTCAGGTATAGTTTTGGTTTGTGTTTTTACTTCTTGCTTGACTTTAGGTTTATTTAGAAACTGCTCCATTTCTTCAGCGGTTGCAATCTCATCACCAAAGAAGCCTAAGAAACTTAATGCTCTACCACATGACACAGTGGATTGCTTTTCAAATTCTTTATCTTTGTTTTGTGTTTGTTTAGATAAACCAGTAGATACTAATTTATCATCTAAAAAAATTTCAGTTTTAAATTTATGAATACCATCAGGTAAATCAAAACTGTCAGTAACAATTCTAATTCTTTCCCCAAAATATTCTCTAACAAATTTTAATCTGTAAGGTACTGTTAAGTATTTACCTTTAGCACCTAAGTTTGCATAATCGCTATCATCAATATCATTTCTAAATTGTTGTATAGCATCAGTTAATGTTTTCATTTCTCTCCTTTAGTTGATCTAATTCTTTTTGTAGATTTCCATTTAGCTGTTTGTGATCTTGTTCTATTTCTCTAATATCTTTAACTTCTTTGGTTAGCCTGGTAATTTCATTTTCTTGTTTTAGCAGCAAAGCATTTTTATCTACCAGCTTTTGTATTAGCTGAT